CGGCGCACACCTTCCAGGTGTCCGGGTCGCTCTCGTCGACGGCCTCGTCGTCGTCACAGGTCCAGACCCCGAAGCCGTCCACCGGGAGGCAGATGGCCGGGAAGAACGAGAACTTGCCCCGCGTCGCGCCCAGCGTCGGCAGCGCGCCCTTGATCGGGCGGTCGGTGCTGCCCTGGACCGGGTTGCTGTAGATCGGCTGCGGCAGGGAGCAGCAGCCACCCGCCGCGACCACGGCGTCCGGGCTGACGAACGAGTCGACCAGCCGGGTGTCGGCGTTGATCTTGCCGCTCAGCGTGCGTTCGTCGGCGTACGAGGTCTCGATGCGGGCGACCCGCTCCTTGCCCGCCTTCAGGCTGCGGCTCGAGGAGTCGTGGAACGCCTCGGCCAGCGCACGGATGTCGGCGCCCTGGACGACGTCGCCGCCGATGAGCACGCGGGTCTCGGTGGCCGCGAGGTCGGGCTCCCGGACCTGGGTGGTCGTGGTGCCAGGGGTGCCGCTCAAGCCGAGGCGGGCGACCGCCTCCTGCACGGAGAGCATCTTGCCCTTCTTCGTGGACTTCTCGGTCTCGTCGCCGGCGTCCTCGCCGTCGCCGTCCTCGCCGTCCTCACCGTCGTCCTCACCGTCACCGGGCTCGTCGTCCGGGTTGGGGATGTCGGCCAGCGCGGCGTCCACGTCGGCGATCGCTGCCTCCTGCTGCTCGGCCACGGCCTTCACGGCAGCGTCGGCGGCGAAGTAGGACTCGCGGAGGGTGGTCAGTGCGTCGAGGTCCGGAGTGCCGGAACCGCGGAGAGCGTGGAGCTGACGGGCGATGACGTCGCGTGCCTGAGTGAGCTCGGACAGCGAGAGAGTCTCTCCCGCGCCAACCCGACCCAGGATGCTGAGAGCCTGCTGGAGATCCATGGTGGACTTCTTTCGCGTCTGGTGTGAATCCGGGACGCGGTGCCCACCGCCAGGTGGCTCTACACAGAGCCGATTAGACCGAAGGGTAGCGGGTGATTGCGCGTTGCGCTACTCCCCAGGAGAATCTTCTGGAAGCGGGACATCCGTGAGAGCCTCCTCGGCCAGCACGGCGAGGGCCTTCTCGATCCGCTTCAGGCTCGCCATGACCTCGTCCAGAGAGGCCGGAGTATCGGCGGGCTGCTCGTCAGCAGGCATGTCGTCGAAGTGCTCGCCCTCTCCGCACTCGGCGCAGAAACCACCCTCAGGATTGACCACGTGGACGTGACTCTGTCCGGTCAGGACCTGGGCGTCGCCGCCTGCGCTGGCAGCCACCGGCCACGCCGGAGTCGGGACAAGGTGGACGCCGACCAGCGTGCGGCCTCGGCCAGCGGGCCAGAGCTCCACGCTGGGTGCGAGCGTCAGTGCCCGCATCAGAGTGTCGCGGTCCACCCCCGGCATCACTACCCCGCTGATGGCGAGACCGAAGTTGGTCTCCCATGCGCGGATCATCGCGAACACGGTGTTCGCGTCATCGCGGTGCCGGTTCGCCTCGCGGAAGTCCACGCCCTGCCGGGCGAGGCTGGCGTCCAGGTGCTTCCCTCCGATCGTCAGGGCACCGACACGCACCTTGCTCCCGTCAGACAGGGTGATCTCCTGGCCGGTGTGGAAGCCACGGTGCTTCGGGTCCACATCGCCGGGGTACTGGAAGCACGCGCCCATGTCGCTTCGGTGGCACACGCCCTTCGGCGCGGCGATGCCCCACACGTGACGCAGGCCGTTCTCGTCCTCACCCCCGATGGTAAGGGGCACCGCCTTCGTCGGACGGAAGTCGGCGAAGTACTCGGCAGGGAGGGTAGACGTGCCCGCAGCGGCGGTGACCGCCTCGATGTCTTCCCCGGTGACGGCCTCAGGACGGACCGCAGTGGTCATCCCGTCGACCCGCTCGAGGGCGCTGACGGAACCGACCACCACGCCGTCGTGGTCGTTGTTGTCCGGGTCCCAGATGATCGGGATGGGGAGCAGGTCGTCGTCCCACTGGAGGCTGCCGTACTTCAGCGTCCGCACGTCGCCGGTGTAGACCCCCTCGAAGGTCACCGGGCCGGACACACCGAAGCCGTCCTCGTCGAGGGCGAGGCGGGCGTTGGAGAACGCGGCGGTGTCGACGATGGCGACGTGACGCGGACGGATCTCCGCGTTCTCGAAGATCTCGTTCGCCTCCTTCATCTTCTGCATCATCGTCTCTTCGTCGTCGTCCGGGCTGGGCTCCAGCGCGGCCAGCCGCTCGGCGACCTCGGGCGTCAGGTCGTGCTTGATGGACACCGCCACCGCACCCTCGCGGAGGAGCTCCTGCACGCGGGCCACGAGAGCCTGAGTGCGCGGATCCTCGGACTCGGACAGCCTGCCCGTGCCGATGATGCCTGCGGTCTTCTTGTCGGTGTCGCCGATCGCCGGCTCGTCCATGGGGTCCTCTTCCGTGCTCCAGCCGTCCGGGAGTTCGACGTCGCAGCCGAGTGCCCGCTTCCTCTTCTTGATGTGTGCCTTCGCCTTGGCCGGGTCACTCGCCCGGCCGATGGCCTGGATCGCGTTCTTCAGGTCACCGCAGTCGGCGATCGGGAACGACCCGTCGGGCAACGCCCGCCCGTCCTTCGCCATCGCCTTCCGTGCCTCGGGCGAGTAGTCCTTGAAGTCCACGCCGTCACCATCCTTGTCGTTGCGACGCTCCCGGCGCTCGGGGCGGGTGCCGTCCGAGTTGAAGGGGCAGTCCGGCCAGTCCTCGTACTTCTCCACGATCCGCTCGTAGATGGAGCAGATCTTGGACTTGATTGACTGCTTCTCGGCGGAGGTCGCGCCCGTCATCCGGTCGACGCCGTGCCCGCCGGACACCGCGGACATCCCACGAGGGACGATGTGCAGAGCACCGTTCTTCACGTCGGTGAAGGGGAGCTTGTACGCCTGCCGGGTATTCGGGTCCATGGACGTGTCGATGAAGAAGAACGCCTGACGGAGCTTGTCCTGGTCGAGGTTCCCGTTGTCCTCGGTGGCCCACTCGAACACCCGGTTCGTTGCGGCCTCGCCGTCCCACGGCTCGTCACGGCCCCCGATGGGGAGGTCGGCGTTCCCTGCGACCTGGAAGTCGGTGGCATCCATCTCGAGCCAGTCCATGATCGCCCGCAGGGAGCGGGGGCCGGGGAGCCTGCCCTGCTTCAGACGGCTGAACGCGGCCTGATGGATCCCCATCTCCTCCGCGATCTCGCTCCACGAGAGCGGAATGCCCGCTCCTCGGGTATCACGAGCATCTTCCAAGGCCGCAAGGAGTGCAAAGACGTCCATGGGACGCAGCGTAGGGGTCAGAGGACGGGATTTGCAAGCCCTTGCAGCAGATTTGCAAGCACGTCGTCCCTCAGAGGGACCGGATCGGCGCTGTCCAGGGTTGCCAGCACATACTCGGTCAACCCGTCCACGAAGTTGTCCCCCGCGCACGAGCGTGGGCCGAGAAACAGCAGGCTGTCGGACACGACAGACGCCACATCCAGTCCTGCGGACTCGAGAGCCTGCAAACCGAGGTGAGCAGGCACCGCGTCGTTCGTGAGATCGTGCGGAAGCACGTCTCTCAGCGACTTGTGCGTGCGAGCCTTGGCACCCAGCCGGTCCCGCGCCCTGAATGTGGCGACGTCGATCTTCCCCCGCCACTCCGCAAGGACGGTGGGGTCCAGGTCCTTCTGGTCAGCAGGGGCACCGCTCGGGTCCTCCCGGTCGGCCCTTGCAGCCCGTTGCCGCGGAGTCTCCGTGGTCGGGCTGTGACCGCCCTGGTCCTGGTTCTCCGGCTTGTCCACGCCGATGGGCTGGCGGCGTGCCCGCTCCTCCTCGGACGGGGCGGCGTTCTGCGGGATGCCGAGGACCTGACGGAGATAGTCACCGCTGACCTCGTTCCGGTCGTAGGCGTCCTTCACGTCCTGGACCGTCGACCTCTTGGCGAGGAGCAAGGTGGCGTCCGGCTTGACGGTGATCTCCACGTCCTCGAAGAGAGTGTTCAACACGTCGGTCGCCACCTGAGCCACGATGTTCGCCGGTGGCTCGATGTGCGCCCGGTACGAGTTCTCCTCGACCTGGAAGGCGGTGGCCCGCGACTGAGCGCTCAGGCCCAGCAGGATCTCGGGCGGGATGGGTAGGCCGTAGGCCAGCCGGTGGATCATGGCTTCCATGCGACCCTCGATGCGGGCGTCGTAGGGGAAGTCGGGGACCACCCACGACAGACCGCCCATGCCCCGGCCACTCGCCATCGGCTCGACGAGTTCCTTCGCGCCTCGGAGATGCACCGGCCCCACGTCGGTCGGGTCCTGCATCTTGGCCCGCAGGCTCTTGTCCCACTCCTCCCAGAAGTCGCCGCCACCCGCGAAGTTCAGGCCGTCGGCGCTGCCGAGGATGCCGCGCATCCCCACCCGGTTCGCGGACTGAGCACGGGACAACCGCTGGAGCCAGTCCATGTCGGCCAGGATGGACAGCACCCCGAACAGTGGGGCGTCCGGCATGATCGGGTCGATGGGGCTGGGCCACAGGCCCCGGACGACGTGCTCCGCATCCTTGAAGATGGACGTCTGGTCGGGGTGGATGACCGACACCACCCGCCAGCACTTGTCCAGGTAGACGTAGAACATCTCGCCGGCGACGTACAGGTTCGTGGTCACCAGACGGACCATGCCCGTCGTCCAGTCGATGGACTTCAGCAGTTCAGCCGAGGCCTTCGCGTGCGAACTGTCGTTCTCGCCCGTACCACCCGACTTGATCTTCGTTCCGTCCGGGAGCTCCAGTTCCCAGTCCGCGGACCCGTCGACGAAGACGTCCCACTGCATCCGGGACATCTGGTCCGACGCCCACCCCACGATGTAGCGGACCTCACCGACGGCCTCGCAGCCGCCGGTCACGGCACCGTAGACAGCGGTCTTCGGTTGGGCGCTCGCCGCCGCAGCCGCCGCTCCGTAGGCTCCGTAGTATCCCCACGCCTGGATCTGCTGAGCCCGGACGAGGGTGGCGGGCGGGGTGTAGGCCATGACTCAGTCTCCGAAGTACGCGCCGAGCACGCCGGTCACGGCGGCAGCAGCGAAGGCGGTGATCAGGGCCACGTCCCACGAGTCGTGGACCAGGATCAGTGATGGGATGATGGCGAACCAGGCTCCCGAGCAGAACGGGCACTCCATCCACTTCTTCGTGTAGCGGTGTTTCTCCAGCAGGTGATTCACCGGCTGGGCGATTCCGGTGTCGTCGTTCAGGACGGCCCAGAACCAGAAGCCGACCAGACCACAGACGAGGGCGACCAGGATCATGACGCCACCTTCTGGCCGGTCCACGGCAGATGGAGTCCGTCGTTCTCACGGCGCGGCACGATGTGGATGTGCAGGTGGAACACGGACTGTGTTGCTGACGTGCCTGCCGAGGTTATGAGGTTCGAATCCTGAGCGATCTCCGACGCGAGCACGGCTGCGCGAGCCACGGTTATCGCGGTCACTGCGGGAATCTCGGTGTAGTCGCGGATGTGTCGCACAGGAACGACGAGCGTGTGCCCATCTGTCACGGGGTTCAGTGGTCTGAACGCCACCGCGTCATCCCAACGAGCCACGATGTCGGCAGGCGCATCGCCTGTGACGATCCGGCAGAACGGGCAGGTCTCCGTCACAGCAGTTCCTCGGCGGCCAAGATCTTCTCGAGGTCGGAGGTCAGGCCGACCCGCTGCTTCCCGCTGTTCTCGGCCTCCAGCGCAGCCCGCGCCCGGTCCACGCTCCCGTCGACCCACTCCAGGACCACGGCGGCAGAGCCGTCCGGCGGGGACTCCGCCTCGGGCTCGTCGTCCTCCGGCAGTTCCACGGTCTCCGGCTCCGGCGGCTCTGCCAGGGAGTCTTCCCACCGCTGCGTCATCTGCTCGGTGGAGACCTTGCACTTCGCGAGTTTGTACTGACACGAGGACCCGCGCCTGCGCCACGTGATGTCGCCGTCCTCGTTCGTCCCGGCCCCTCGCCCGGTACTGACGTGCTGCACGACGAACGCGGCGTACGGCTCGTCACTGCCGGCGACGAACACGACCCCCTCGTCCTCGTCGTTGATGAGGATGCGGCTCAGACCGAACTTCCATCCGGGTCCCGTCACCGCCGCGATCAAGTCGTGTGTCACGTTCATCCGATTCTCCTCTCAGAATCTTCCCATACGCACGCTGCTCAGGGCTGTCGGCAACCCTACCGGACCCACGGGCTGAGCAACATACCCCCGGACGGTCGCGGTGTGTCGCGAGCGTAGATACCAGCACGCCCAGACCAGCGCGTCCACCCGGTCCGGGCTGGCACCCTCTCCCGGCACCCATTCGCACATCTGGTCGATCAGGGGCACCGACGTGCTCACCATGTGGACGATCTGTTCCGAGACCTCCCACAGCAGGGCGATCGGCTCCGCCCGCGTCTTCTTGTTCTTCGTGGCGTTCACCGTGTGAATCGGGAGGTCGTGCCCCGCGGAGTTGATGACCTCCTTCACCATCTGCCCGCCCTGATTGATCTCGGCGATCACGGCAGCGTCGTACGTGTCAGCGGCGTCCTTCACCCGCGCCGCCCAGACGTGCGGACTCGCCTCCTCAACCGACCGGTCGTCAAGGACGTACATGTGACCCCCGGCGTCTTGCCCGACGACCACGATCCCGCACGTCCCGTTCCCCGTCGGCGGGTCCACGCCCACGACGATCCGATCACAGATGCCAGCCACGGCGGAAGGGGGTCCGGTGACCTTCGATCGTTCAATGTCGTTCGCCTTCCACAGCGCACCCTCCACGTCCTCGATGACTTCACCGAGAACCTCTTGACGATACAGCCGCGTCCCTTTGTACTGAGTCTCGAGAACGTGCAGCCAGTCGAGCGGGATGTACTTGTTGTCCATGCTGGTCCCTCGCCGGACAACGACCCTCTCGTCCTTCTCCCACTCCTTGATCAGAGCATGGGGACGTGGGGTTGAGGACACCAGCCATCGCCGGTTCCCCCGTCGGCGAGACAGCGCCGCCTGCTGAAACGCGGAGGCAGCGCACGGGTTCGCGAAGAACTCCTCGAACACGTCAAAGTCCACGTTCGTCAGAGCACGAAGACGGTCCACGTCCTTCTCCGTGGGAGTCCCCACAATCCAGATCCTAGATCCGTTCGGGTAGCGGACACACGCGCCTCCAGGCGCACTAGGAAGCCAGCGGGCCTTGCCCTTCGACAGAGTGAGCAACCCGTTCGGGCCGTCCACAGCGGCGGCGATGCCGTCGCCCAATGTCGGAGCAATGACCCGGGCTCGGATGTTCGGGGTCTCTGAGAGGGTGGTGTGGGCTTCCCACATCGCCGCGAAGGACTTCCCGGCACCACGCCCTGCCATCATCGCGAAGCCCAACGCGTCCGGATTCTCGCCTGGGTCGCGGGCAGAGTGCGTGGGGATCCTCCACGGGGGGATCTGATGATGCTGGAGGACAACTCTGCCCGCTAGGCGCTCCTTCAGTCCCTCTGCGAGGGCAGTGGACGATAGGGAGGCCATGCGCGCCAGGGTACTACGGCGTCAGCAGATCCGCCTCTGTCGCGTCGTCGATCGTCAGGACAACGTCAGTACCGATTCGCTCGAGGAACCAGTCCGTCGCAGCGGCGTTGAGGCTGGTGATCTGGAGAGTCCCGCTCGGAGTGAACTGCGCCCACTCCTTGTAGGGACCCTTCGCCGTCGCCTGGGCATTCAGGACACCGACACCATTCGCTCGCTTCTCGACGCCTGAGATGTAGAACACGCACTTCACAGCCATGACTTCTCCTCTGTCGTTGTTGGGAGTAGCGGCTGCGAATCTCCACGGGAGCATCCGACCATCCGCAGTGTAGGCCATGCACGCGAGTCGCGCCATGCGCGTGGAGAAGAGATTCGGCCATGCGCGATCCGAAAAGCCGGTGAGGCCGACCTCGGCCGATCTCAGACGCGAAATCGGGGTCGTGCGCGGCCCCGTGGATTTGGGTGCGCCTAGCCCGCGTGCTATGCTGACCTCAGGCAGCCCACCAAGGGGTCGCCACTACCGAAGGGGTCTCTCATGACCAAGTCATCTCCCGCCATCGTCGTCCCCGCGTTCGCGGCCGACGCGCTCGTCGCCGACGTCGCGCTCCAGTTCCGCCTGCGCAACGGCGGCTCGGGCTCGGCCGGTTCGGCCGCGTACATCCAGGCCACGCGGGCTCTCGCCGCGTGGGGCCGGGGCCAGGGGCACGCGGCCCTCGTCCACGCGCTGGTCCACCTCGGGTGGACGTCCACCTCGGGTGCCCGCAAGACGGTCGCGTCCTCCTCCTCCGCCGCGTGGAAGGCCGTCGCGGCGGCTGGCGACATCCTCACCATCGGCGAGGACGCCGCCGAGGCGACCGCCCGCGTGGTCACCGCGCTCGCCGAGGCCGGTGCCCCGGCCGAGTTGCTCGACACGGTCTGGGCGACCTTCACCGCCTGACCGGCAGGAGCGACAACGGGTGCCCCGCTCGGGCGGGGCACCCGGCAGGAGCGACAAGCGGCATCCGGGGTGCGAGCCCCCGGCGCTCCACGAGGCGGGCCACCGGGGTCCGCCACGACGAAAGGCACGACATGACGACCAAGCTCCGCAACGCCTCGCGCACCCAGCGCGACAACGTCGCCGTCACCCGCATGACCTTCACGACGCACGTCGTGGACGTCGACCTCGCGGCCCTCCTCGAGGGCATCGACGTCGCCGACGGGCCGGTGGTGGTCGAGCTCCGGACCCCGTCCGGCCGCTCGCAGCGGGTGCAGATCCGCCCGCACCTGCTGATCCCGCCGCACCACGACAGCGGCTGGGGGACCTGCCGCTCGTGCGAGAGCGTGAACATCGCGCTCAACCTGGAGAACCTCTGCGCGTCCTGCCGCTGACCGGCAGGAGCGACAAGCCCCTCGGCCCCTCGGGCCGGGGGGCTTTCGCGTGCCCGCGCTGCCGCGACTCTCGGAGAACTCCGGCGTGGCCGGGGGCCGCGATTCTCGGAGAGGGCGGCGGAGCCGCCGGACTCTCCGAGAAGCCCCCGGTCTAAGAGTCTCCGAGAAGCCCGCCGGACGGCGCAGCCGCCAGACCGCGACTCTCCGGGAAGTCCGGGCGGCGGGACGTCGGCGGACTGCCGGAGAGTCGCGGCAGCGGGCCTTGCCGGATCGGCGGCTGGCGGCTGCGCCGCCCGACGTCAGGGGACCGCAGGAGAGTCGCCCAGCGGGCCTGCGGCATCCTCGCGTAGCAGAGCAACGAAGGCCCGGTGGGGCGACTCTCCGGAGGTCCGCACGCGGGTACGGATTGGCGTCCGACGGCCCCCCATCGTACGTCGTAAGCCGACGACCGCCCGACGTCGTAAGCCGACGATCGTACGTCGTTGTACCTACGACGTACCTACGTACCTATGCGGACTCCTGTAGACCTCCGCGGGGCGTCGTAAACCGATCGCCAGCCGAGCCGCGTGCTAGGCGTATCGTAAGCGATCGTACGCCCTAGCACGCGGCTGTCGCGGTGTACCTACGTGCGACTCTCATAGGTACAGGTAC